CCCCCCCATAGGAGTCCCAACCTCCTCCTAATCCTACCCCCCATATATAAAAACACCCCCCCATAGGAGTCCCAACCTCCTAATCAAAAATATCATTGCAAAATAAAAAATAAGCTTTATAATCCGCATCCATGAGTACGAGCTACGAAAAGTACGGTAAAAAGTATTACGAAGAGAACCGCGAAAAGTGCGTGGAGCGGAATCGTGCGTACCAAATAAAGCAGAAGCAAAAATGGTGGGATTTCAAAAAAACTTTGAAATGTGAGCGCTGTGGAGAAGACCACCCCGCGTGCATTGACTTTCACCATATCAACCGCAACGACCCAGATAAGAAGCACGTAAGTAAACTCATACAAAATCGGCTGTACGCCCAAGCGTATAGGGAAGTGAAGAAGTGCGTCGTGGTGTGCGCTAACTGCCACCGAAAGATTCACTGGGATGAACGGCAAGAAGAGCTGAGCAAATGATTGAGAAAGCCGCCGACGTTGCGCACCACAAAATCGAACCTGACTTCGACCACCCTATTCCTGCAAACCCTACGGACAAAGAGCCGCGCGACCCCCAAGAGAAGGTCAAGGTTAGTGCCACAACGGCGCGCCTTTTGGGTGAATTGGGAATGCCTTTAGATATGACTATGGCGGAAGCCGCCGAGGCACAAGATTTATTTGCCGGTCATCCAGAACAAGAACCCGGAGATGTATATAAGCAGGGCGTGGCTGTGCGCCTGTCGGCGCTATTGAACGTATACGACAAACAAATCGTAGATGACGCGGTACAGCTTCGGCATTACATCACTAACCGGCTAATTGAAATCTCCAGTTGTGGCACCGTTAAGGATGAGCTACGGGCTTTGGAGCTGCTGGGTAAGATTAGTGATGTTGGTCTGTTTACCGAAAAGCAGGAAATCATAGTTACGCACCGCACTAGCGAAGAGCTGGAACATGCAATTAAGGAGCGCGTCAAGCGGCTTATTCACAGCAATATTATCGACGTTACACCTGAAGATACTGAACTGGACGAACTAAAGAACCAAGTCCAAGAAGAAAATACAAATGACGATTCAGACTCTAACTGAAGAGGAAATCAATGCGTTCCTAAAGCTGCTTCCGGCTATGTCGGATGGAGAGAAGCGTGACTTTCTTGAGAAGTTAGACCACTACGAGAAGGTAAAAGATAAAGAGCTGTCAAAGAATAGCTTCCTTCACTTCGTGCAAAAGGTTTGGCCTACGTTTATCCACGGAGCGCACCATGCAAAAATGGCCAGAGCATTCGAGAGAGTGGCAAGAGGAGAAATTAAACGCCTTATCATCAACATGCCCCCGCGTCATACGAAATCGGAATTCGCGTCGTACCTGCTTCCCGCATGGTTTTTGGGTAATTTCCCACAGAAAAAGGTTATCCAAACTTCACACACGGCAGAGTTGGCTGTTGGTTTTGGTCGTAAAGTCCGTAACTTGGTGGATAAAGAAGAGTATCGAAAGATATTTGAGGGCGTTGAGCTGCAAGCTGATTCAAAGGCCGCTGGTCGCTGGGCTACTAATGGAGGCGGAGAGTACTTTGCAATTGGTGTGGGCGGTGCAGTTACTGGTAAAGGTGCTGACCTACTGATTATTGACGACCCGCACAGCGAACAAGAGGCCACATTGGCCGAAGTAAACCCCGAAGTCTATGACAAAACCTATGAGTGGTACACATCTGGCCCACGGCAGCGCTTACAACCGGGTGGCTCTATCGTAGTTGTTATGACTAGATGGTCTAAAAAAGACCTAACCGGGCAGGTTTTGAAGGCTGCAGCGCAAAGAAGTGGTGAAGAATGGGAAGTTATTGAATTTCCGGCTATTTTGCCGTCTGGAAACCCACTTTGGCCACAATTTTGGTCCAAAACCGAACTTGAGGCCCTAAAATCTGAACTGCCCCACTCAAAATGGATGGCGCAGTACCAGCAAGACCCCACATCTGAAGTTAGCGCTATCGTTAAACGCGAATGGTGGCAACTGTGGGAGAAAGAAGACCCGCCCCATTGTGATTTTATTATTCAGTCTTGGGATACAGCCTTCCTAAAAAGCGAGCGTGCCGACTATTCGGCATGCACAACATGGGGTGTTTTCTATCAAGACGACGATACAGGGCACCCACAAGCAAACATCATTCTGCTAAATGCGTTTAAAAAGCGTATGGAGTTTCCTGAGCTGAAAATGATTGCAAAAGAAGAGTTTGATGAGTGGGAACCAGATAGTTTAATTGTTGAAGCAAAAGCCGCAGGTTCACCACTAATATTTGAACTGCGTCAAGCAGGTATTCCTGTACAAGAATTTACACCAAGTAAAGGCAATGATAAAATTGCACGACTTAATGCTGTTGCTGATATATTTGCATCAGGACGTGTTTGGGTCCCAAACACAAATTGGGCTGAAGAATTAGTAGAAGAAGTCGCGTCTTTCCCAGCCGGAGAGCATGATGACTTAGTAGATAGTATGACCCAAGCATTACTTCGTTTTCGTCGCGGCGGCTTCCTGCGTTTGGGGTCGGATTATCAAGACGACGAACCAAACACCTATCGTAGGTACAACAACAAAAAATTTTACGCGATGTAAGGACAGGAAATGGACATTCAGAAATCACTAAACCCCGCCCCTATGGGCCTTGATACACTACAAAGTCAAGACCCTGCGCTTGAGATTCAGATTGAAGACCCGGAGAGTGTGACTATTGGCGACGGTAGTATGGAGATTATTATTGAGCCGGGTAAGGACAGCGCGGAAGACGAAGAATTTAATAAGAACCTCGCGGAAGATATGGATGAGGGGCAGCTCACGGAATTAGTTGGTGATTTGCTGGGGGACTTTGAGGCTGATGTGTCTTCGCGGCGAGATTGGCTAGAAACCTATGTAGAAGGACTGGAATTACTGGGTTTGAGGCTAGAAGACCGAACTGAACCGTGGCCCGGTGCCTGTGCTGTGTATCACCCGCTATTAAGTGAAGCGCTTGTCAAGTTCCAATCCGAAACGATGATGAGTACGTTTCCAGCGGCGGGTCCGGTTAAGACCAAAGTTGTTGGTAAAGATACCCCCGAAAAAGAGCAAGCCGCTGAACGCGTTCAAGAAGACATGAACTATCAGCTAACTGAAGTTATGACTGAATACCGTCCTGAGCATGAACGCATGCTATGGGGTCTGGGTCTGGCCGGTAATGCCTTTAAGAAGATTTATTTTGACCCGTATATTGAGCGTCAGGTAGCTATTTATGTCCCTGCGGAAGATATGGTAGTACCGTATGGCGCGTCTAATCTAGAAACGGCGGAACGCGTAACTCATGTTATGCGCAAAACTAAAAATGAACTGCGCCGTTTACAAGTTGCAGGATTTTACCGTGACGTAGATTTAGGTGACCCGGTTAATGTATTTGACGAAGTTGAAAAGAAGATTGCCGAAAAGATGGGCTTTCAAGCCTCATCGGATGACCGGTTTAAGCTTCTTGAAATGCACGTTGATTTAATTATACCCGGCGACGAAGATAAGGATGACAAGGGACACGAGACTGGGGTTGCCCTACCCTACGTGGTAACCATTGAAAAATCTACTGAAACTGTTTTGGCTATACGCCGTAATTGGGACCCCGAAGATAAGGCCAAGCAGAAACGCCAACACTTCGTACACTATCCGTATATTCCCGGCTTTGGGTTCTATGCGCTTGGCTTGATTCACCTTATTGGTGCGTATGCCAAGTCAGGCACGATGCTTATTCGTCAACTTGTGGACGCTGGCACTTTATCTAACCTGCCGGGCGGGTTTAAAGCACGCGGATTGCGGGTTAAGGGCGACGATACTCCAATTGCACCCGCAGAATTTAGAGATGTGGATGTAGCTTCTGGGTCGTTGCGTGACAACATCATGCCGCTCCCCTACAAAGAGCCTAGCCAAGTTCTTATGGCGTTGATGAACCAAATTATTGACGAGGGCCGTAGGTTCGCTAGTGCGGCTGACTTGAAGGTCAGTGATATGTCGGCACAGGCTCCCGTGGGCACCACGCTGGCCATCCTTGAGCGCACTTTAAAGGTCATGAGTGCCGTTCAAGCGCGGATTCACTTCTCCATGAAACAGGAGTTTAAGCTCCTGAAGAACATTATTCGTGATTATGCCCCCACCGAATATAACTTTGACCCTGAAATTGGGGACCGCAGGGCACGGCAAGCCGACTATGACATGGTCGATGTTATCCCGGTTAGTGACCCAAATGCTGCGACTATGTCGCAAAAAGTAGTGCAATATCAGGCAGTTATGCAGATGGCAGCGGCAAACCCCCAGATTTATGACTTGCCTGAGCTTAATAAGCAGATGCTAGAAGTGCTCGGCATTAAAAATATTGGCAAGCTGATTCCTACGGAAGATGACCAGAAGCCGAAAGACCCAGTATCTGAAAATATGGCTATCTTAAATAGCAAACCTGTCAAGGCGTTCATCTACCAAGACCACGAAGCGCATATAACTACGCATATGGCTGCATTACAAGACCCAAAGCTCGCTGCCATGATTGGGCAATCACCTATGGCGCAGCAAATTTCTGCTGCTATGCAAGCACATATTGTGGAACATCTAGCGTTTGAATACCGCAAACAACTTGAAGACCAGTTGGGTATGCCACTTCCGGCGCCTGATGAACCCATGCCTAAAGAAATTGAGGTTGACCTGTCTCGGCTTATTGCTGATGCCGCTCAAAAATTGCTACAGAAAAACTCTGCAGAAGCTCAACAGCAACAAGCTCAACAGCAAGCGCAAGACCCGCTTATGCAAATGCAACAAGCAGAACTACAACTTAGGGCCCAAGAAATTGAGATTAAAAAGGCCAAGACATTGGCTGACATTGAGATTGATAAGGCCAAGCTACAGCTGGAAGCAGAACGCATTCAGTCTGAAGAACGTAAGGCCGGTGCGCAAATGGGTATGAAGGCTCAAGAGTCAAAGGCAAAAATGGCTGCACAGCAACAAACTGAAGGGGTTCGTATGGGTATTGATGTTGCCAAAACACAACATCAGCTAAAGCAACAAGAACGTCAGCAGCAAAGACAACAACCTACTAAGGAACAGTAATGAACGACACGCTTGATTATCTGGTTAAAAGAATCGGAGAAGAGCGCAACACCATCGCAGACTGTTTGGTTAATGGAAATCTACAGGATTTTGCGCAATATCAGTTTTTGTGTGGTCAGGCACGGGGTCTGCTGGCGGCACAAGTAATTATCTCTGACCTCGCAACTCAATTGGAGCAAGACGATGACTGAGCAAGTCACGCAGGAAACCGCAACGCAACTCCCTGAACCCACCGGATACCGCATTCTTTGTGCAGTACCTGATTTGGGCGACACGCTTGATGAAGAAGGCTTGATTATTAAGGCAGACAAAACCAAGGAGCTTGAATCACTTGCTACGGTTGTGCTGTTTGTCGTGAAGATGGGTGACATGTGCTACAAGGACGACCAACGATTCCCCACGGGTCCGTGGTGTGCTGAAGGTGATTTTGTTCTTGTCCGCGCATATGCAGGCACTCGCATCAAGATTCATGGGCGTGAATTCCGAATTATTAATGACGATTCGGTTGAAGCAATTGTTGATGACCCCCGTGGCTATAGCCGCGCATAAGGAGTAAATCATGGCAGAGCAAGAAAATAATATGGAAATGATGGAGTTTGAGTTTCCTGATGAGGTGGAAGAAAAGAAAGTAGTAGAACCTGAATTTGATATTGAAGACGACACCCCGGTACATGACCGCGGTCGGGAACCTTTACCAGAAGAACTTGTTGATGAGCTTGAGAAAGACGAGCTTAACGAATATTCCGACCGTGTTCGTACGCGCATGTCTCAGCTTAAGAAAGTTTGGCATGACGAACGGCGGGCTAAAGAAGCCACTGAGCGAGAACGGCAAGAAGCCCTTCGTCTGGCGCAGACTGTATACGAAGAAAATAAACAGCTAAAAGCTAGACTTGAAGATGGTGAAGGTCAACTTGTAGAAAAATATAAAGAGGCCGCTTCTAGAGAAATGGAGCTTGCTAAGCGAGAGTATCGTGAAGCATATGAAACTGGAGATACTGACCGGGTTCTTGAAGCTCAAGAGCGGCTTACTAGGGCGCAGCTTATTGCCCAGCAGGTAGAAAACTATCGCCCGCAGTATAAAAATGCAGAAAGTACTTTACAAACGTCAAATAATGATGTAAATACGCAATCACAACGGCCCCAAGTTTCTCAGCCGGACCATAAAGCAGTTACGTGGCAAGAACGTAACTCTTGGTTTGGAAGTGATGAGGAGATGACCAGCTTGGCTTTGGGGCTGCATGAGAAGCTGGTTAAGAATGGCGTAGACCCTAGGTCTGACGACTACTACCGTCGTATTGATAATACGATGCGCAAGAGATTCCCCGAATATGAATGGGGAGATTCGCAGGAAGAGACTAAACCTCAACCTCGCGCAAAGCAGGCACAAGTTGTTGCCCCGGCAACGCGTAGCACCGCGCCTAAGAAAGTAGTGCTGACCAAGACGCAAGTAAGCCTTGCCAAAAAACTTGGTATTACCCCGGAGCAATATGCTCGTGAACTGATTAAGGAGAACAGAAATGGCTGAAAATCGACTCGCACGTGAACTTGAATCTACCGAAACTTTTAAGCGCCCTGAAGCGTGGAAGCCGCCTGAACTGCTGCCGGAAGTTAAGCCGCAGGCAGGTTGGTCGTATCGTTGGATTCGTACAAGCATGGTAGGTCAATCGGACGCGCGTAATGTTTCTTCTAAAGTGCGTGAAGGATGGGAGCCGGTCAAACTGGCGGACCACCCCGAAATGCAGTTTTATGTGGACCCCAATAGTCGTTTCTCTGATTCGATTGAAATTGGTGGTCTGCTGCTTTGTAAGACACCGCAAGAGTTTGTTAATCAACGAAATGCGTATTACTCAGCACAAGCACAAGCCCAGACTGACGCAGTGGATAATAGTTTGATGAAGGAAAGTGATGCTCGCATGCCTTTATTCAAAGAACGTAAGTCCACTACCACGTTTGGAAAAGGTAAATAATCTTTAAAGGACCATAATCATGGCATATCCGACTGTTTCTGCCCCGTATGGGTTTAAGCCAGTCAATCGTCTTGATGGGTTGCCGTATGCTGGCGCTACCCGCAAGCTACCGATTGAGTACAACTACAGCCAAAACATTTTCTATGGTGACGTAGTTCAATTTTCTGGCGGTACTGTTGTTCGTTCGTCGATGTCCGCCGCTTCGTCGCCGGGCACCGCTGTTGCTGGCACGATTGGTGTTTTCTTGGGTTGTTCGTATACCAACCCGACCACCGGTCAAAAGCTGTTTGCTCAGTATTACCCCGCAAGCACTGCTGCCAATGACATTGAAGCTATCGTTGTTGATGACCCGCGCGCTTTGATGAAGGTCGTGGTTACGACGCAAGGCACCTCGCTGGCTAACACCAGCA